CAGCAGCAGTTCCAGCAGTTCCAGCCGCAGCGGATAGCGGTGCAGCAGCAGCAGCCCCTGCGCCTCCCATAGCCCCGATAGCAGGACCCAATAGTCCAGCCCCTAGGCCCATCAGAGCCCCTTTCTTTCGATCCTTCTTGTTAGATAGAGCACCTAATGCAGCCCCACCTAACGCCATAGCTAGTAGTGGTATTGGCATATCACTTACCTCCTTTGTTCTTTGCGGTTGTTATACTTCCGAAGTCAATACCGCCAAGCATACTTGAGGCATCGCGTAGTGATTGTCGAGAAGCATTCTCTCCGAATTCAAATCTTTCTCTATCTGCATCAATCTCAGCTTGACTATAACCCTCATACCCTGCACCAACGTCCTGTAGGTTAGCACCGCTAACACCAGAAGCTTGTTGGAGGCTACCTAGCTGAGACAGCATGTTCGCTTGGTTCTGTTGGTTCTGACCTATGATACCCTGAAGCGCCCGTGAGCGTGTATCCATGACATCAGTATTGAAGTCTCTAGTAGCCCTTTCCTGTTGGATCTGAGCACGATCACCACCAAAAGCTCCTGACTTAACAGCGTTAGATGACATCGTTGGGATAGTCTCTTCGTTGAACTGTCGGGCCATAGGGTTTGTGATAGCGTCTAAGTATTCCCCAGTACGTGGGTCATTCATTGGGTCGTATGCCATAGCATCTTGGAATCTAGCTGAGGCTGTGTCAGACAGAGCACCCATGTTCTCAGATGCTTCACCTTGAGCAATCAAACCTTCGTTAGTGTAACCTGTCATGCCAGCTACAGTGTTACCACCGTAGAACTGTTGGGGGCCTAAGCCTTCCATTTTGTTAGCGTAACCTAGTTGTTGGTTTAGTATAGCCTCTTGAGCTGCAGAAGGTGCAGTAGTTGTAGTGCTTGTAGTGCCGCCACCCTTACACTGAAGCTTGTAGTTGCCGATAAAGCAACCTATCTCAGAATCATATTGAGTCTCGATATTAGATCTATTTCCTTTAAGTTTCATTTAAAGTTCCTTATTGTCTGTTGGCCTATTGAGAGATTTACCTAGTATGGTATATCTGTCAGAGTATCCGTGTTCTTTAAGGGCCTTAAGCCAGCCCCTTCGTCCGAAGATCTGCATGTCATCACAATTATTTGCAACAGCCCAGTCTTCGATCTCCTTAACTTCCCCTAACGCTGCCATAACACCGCTACCTTTCTCCCCACCTAGGTAGCAGATCTCACAAGTCCTCTTACCGCTTGGGTAATCAATCACTTGGGTCACAACCGTAGCTACAAACTCTGTACCTACGGTCCCTAGCCATATCTGCTTGTTCCCAGCTATGAGATCTTCTATTACGTTGGTTAGTATTCTCTCTCCGTTACCAAACTCCAAGGCCGACTCTATGTGAGCTAAAGCGACATTTGGTATCTTATTAAAATGCTCGTGTGTCCACATGCAAAGCATAGAGTCCTCCTTATTGGTTAAGTGATAGCCTGACCTGTTAGTTGTGTTGCTAGATTGAAGTTACTCGTGGATAAGGTTGTTACAGACACAGAGTAGGTTGCTGTACCTGTGGTGCCAGAGTTGTCCAAGTAGGTTGCATTAAGATTACCGAAAGCTAAGAAAGGCTCTCCGGCACCTACGTTACCGTCTTGCCAGTATGCGCCCAGACCTTCCGTCACTGTCCATGTTTTAATAGTGGTACCATCACGTTTAAGACTAACGGTTACTGGGAACGGACTAGATACATTATTAGGAGCACCGTTCTTACGACTAAGTGACCAATCAACCCCTAGAGACACCTTACCACCAGCTATACGTGTGACCGTAACGGAAGGGTCGTTGTTACCTGTAGCGTTATCCACCTCAGTGGGCTGTGCAACTGTGCTGTCTTGGAAGGATTGCGAAATCTGGAGAACACCATTAACTACTGTTAGATAGTTACCATCAATGCTTATACGATCAGCACTCAGTGTGCCCGTCTCAATAGAGTCAGCTGTGAGCTTAACACCAGTTCCCAAACTAACCACACCACCTGAGTAGGTGAAAGCGTCTAGTCCAGCCTGACCTGAACCTGCAGCAGGGTCAATGATCTTGAATACATCTGCAAGGATCTTGAAGGTACCAGTAGTTCCATCGTTGTTTTGAGAGAACCCAGTGATATACTCGTTGACATCTAGAGTTACACCGTATCGTGCTTCCAGTTCAGGGATAGCTGTATCCTGAACAAGAACCCAACTAGATAGGTTCCAACGGTATAACTTATTACCATCATCAGTGTCAACCCATAGGTCCCCAGAGCCTTCAGCTGTAGGGGCTGTAGCTTGGTAGAACGTAGCAACCTTACCGTCAGCTGTAGCTTGTGCTCCAGCAGCAGCACCAATAGATACTGCGATGTCAGTGTCAACAGTGATAGTCCAAACACCAGATCGGTATGTATAAATCTTATTACCGTCATCAGTATCGAACCATATATCACCTTCACTGGCAACTGTAGGGGCTGTAGCTTGGTAGTACGAATCTATCTTTCCATCAGCAGCAGCCTGAGCTGCGGCAGCATCAGCGATAGCAGAGACAATACCAGCGTTATCAATGTCAACCCAAGTAGAGAGGTCCCATCTATACAGTTTATTACCATCATCGGTATCAACCCATAGATCACCTTCACCTTCAGCTGTAGGTGGTGCGGCTTGGTAGAATGTAGTTACCTTACCATCAGCTGTACCTTGAGCTCCTGCGGCATCTGAGATAGCCTGAGCTATATCCGAGTCTGCTGAGAGAGTCCAAGCGGAACCATTCCAACGATAGATAGTATTACCATCATCAGTATCGAACCACAAGTCACCTATGCCTGAAGCCGTGGGTGCTGTGGGTACAAAGAAGGTCTCGATCTTTCCATCAGCAGCAGCCTGAGCTGCGGCAGCATCAGCGATAGCGCCAGCAATACCAGTATCTCTTACATCAACCCAAGCAGATCCGCTCCATCTGTAAAGCCTGAAACCATCGTCTGTGTCAATCCAGAAGTCACCTACTCCCTCAGCTGTCGGAGCTGTAGTTGCGTAGAAGGATGTAACCTTCCCGTCAGCTGTAGCTTGTGCATCAGAGGCATCCAAGATAGCCTTAGCTATATCCGAGTCTGCAGATAGAGTCCAAACACTAGACCGATACGTGTATATAGTATTACCATCGTCTGTGTCAAACCAAATGTCACCTTCACTGGCAACTGTAGGGGCTGTAGTTTGATAGAATGAATCTATCTTACCGTCAGCTGTAGCTTGTGATGCAGCAGCGTCAGCGATAGCTTGAGTAATACCACCATCCTGAACGTCTACCCAAACAGTTCCACTCCAACGGTAGAGTTTATTACCATCATCTGTGTCAATCCAGAAATCACCTACGCCCTCAGCTGTCGGAGCTGTGGTTGCATAAAAAGAAGTGACCTTACCGTCAGCTGTAGCTTGTGCATCAGAGGCATCTAAGATAGCTTGTGCAATCCCAGAGTCAGCTGATAAAGTCCATACACTAGACCTATATGTGTATATAGTATTACCATCGTCTGTATCAAACCATATGTCACCTTCACTAGCTGTAACTGGAGCTGTAGTTTGATAAAATGAATCTATCTTACCGTCAGCTGTAGCTTGTGATGCAGCAGCGTCAGCGATAGCTTGAGTAATACCACCATCCTGTACGCTAATCCAAGCAGACCCACTCCAACGATAGAGCTTATTACCATCATTGGTATCAACCCAAAAGTCACCTACGCCTTCGGCTGTAGGAGGTTCAGTTGCGTAGAAGGAAGTGACCTTACCATCAGCTGTAGCCTGTGCCCCTGAGGCATCTAAGATAGCCTGAGCTATATCAGAGTCGGCTGAAAGTGTCCAGACACTAGATCGGTACGTATAGATAGTGTTACCATCATCAGTATCAAACCAGATGTCACCTTCACTGGCAACTGTAGGGGCTGTAGCTTGATAGAATGAATCTATCTTACCGTCAGCTGTAGCTTGTGAGGTAGCAGCATCAGCAATAGCTTGGCTAATACCACCATCCCGTACGTCTACCCATGAGGTTCCGTTCCACCTGTATAGTCTATTACCATCGTCAGTGTCTACCCACAAATCACCTACGCCTTCGGCTGTAGGAGCTGTAGTTTGATAGAAAGAAACTATCTTACCGTCAGCTGTAGATTGAGCTGTAGCAGCATCAGAGATAGCAGTGCCGATAGCACCATCTTGAACCCCTGACCACGAAGTACCATTCCAACGGTACAACTTGTTACCGTCATCAGTGTCTATCCACAAGTCACCTATGCCTTCGGCTGTTGGTGCGGTTGCTACAAAGAAAGTAGTCACCTTACCGTCAGCTGTACCTTGAGCTGTAGCAGCATCAGAGATAGCTTGAGATGCGTCAACTTGTGCATCAGAGATAGAGGCATCACGTATGCTAACCCAAGAGGATCCACTCCACCTGTATAACCTATTCCCGTCATCTATGTCTACCCAAAAGTCACCTATGCCTTCGGCTGTAGGAGCTGTAGTTGCATAGAAGGAAGTGACCTTACCGTCAGCTGTAGCTTGGGCATTAGAGGCATTTAGGATAGCCTGAGCTATATCCGAGTCGGCTGAAAGAGTCCATACACTAGACCTGTATGTGTATATAGTATTACCATCATCAGTATCAAACCAAATGTCACCCTCGCTAGCTGTAACTGGAGCTGTAGTTTGATAGAATGAATCTATCTTACCGTCAGCTGTAGATTGAGCTGAAGCAGCATCAGAGATAGCTTGGGTAATACTACCATCCTGAACGTCTACCCATGAGGTTCCGTCCCAGCGGTATAGCTTATTACCGTCATCTGTGTCAACCCAAAAGTCACCTATGCCTTCGGCTGTAGGAGCTGTGGTTTGGTAGAAAGAAACTATCTTACCGTCAGCTGTAGCTTGCGCAGAAGAGGCATCTAAGATAGCTTGAGCTATGTCAGAGTCTGCAGATAAAGTCCATACACTAGACCTATATGTGTATATAGTATTACCATCGTCTGTATCAAACCATATGTCACCTTCACTGGCTGTAACTGGAGCTGTAGTTTGATAAAATGAATCTATCTTACCGTCAGCTGTAGCTTGAGCTGAAGCAGCATTAGAGATAGCAGTGCCGATAGCGCCATCTTGTACACTAACCCAAACAGTTCCACTCCAGCGATAGAGTTTATTATCGTCATCGGTGTCAACCCAAAAGTCACCTACGCCTTCGGCTGTAGGGGCTGTGGTTTGGTAGAAAGATGTAACTTTCCCGTCAGCTGTAGACTGTGCGCCCGATGCATCTAAGATAGCTTGAGCTATACCAGAGTCAGCTGAGAGTGTCCAGACACCAGACCGATATGTATATATAGTGTTACCGTCATCTGTGTCAAACCAAATATCACCTTCACTGGCAACTGCAGGGGCTGTAGTTTGGTAGAAACTATCTATCTTACCGTCAGCTGTAGCTTGTGATGTAGCAGCAGCAGCTAGGGCAGTGCCGATAGCACCATCCTGAACGTCTACCCAAAGGGTTCCATTCCAACGGTACAACTTGTTACCGTCATCTATGTCAACCCAAAAGTCACCTACGCCTTCGGCTGTAGGGGCTGTCGTTGCATAGAAGGAAGTGACCTTACCATCAGCAGTAGCTTGTGCATCAGAGGCATCTAAGATAGCTTGAGCTATGTCAGAGTCGGCTGAAAGAGTCCATACGCTAGACCTGTACGTGTATATAGTATTACCATCATCTGTGTCAAACCATATGTCACCTTCGCTAGCTGAAGCTGGGGCTGTAGTTTGATAGAATGAATCTATCTTACCGTCAGCTGTAGCTTGTGATGTAGCGGCAGCAGCTATGGCTCCATTTACATCTATCTGTAGTAGGGAGTCAGCAGCAGCAGAAGCAATTGCTTCGGTTATTATCTGAGAAGTGTTACCATTAGCGGTAGCAGTGACTGTTGTTATATCAGAAGCTAAGGCACTGATAGCTGTAGCTCTAGCTGTTGCTTCAGTTTGCACTGCAGCACTTATAGCTGCAGGAACTAATGCTTGGAACGCCCAGAAGAGAGTATCTGTGGGTACGTTACCAAGTGTTATATTAGTACATCGGTACAAGATAGCGTTGTACACAGCCTCTTCACCGACTTGGTATGTCCTAGAATTGTCATATGTGTCATCAACTGTAATCCCAAATCTAGCAGCTGTGAGTTCAAACCTCTCAGCGTAAGCAGAGTCGTTGGTTACTATGAGGCTATTTACGTCTACGATGTCAGAAGCATTAACAGCAGCTGCATCAGCATCAGTAGTATCGTCCTCTAGCGTAGTTACCCTTCCAGATATTGCAGTAGATGTTTGAGCTTGGGCCGTATCAGCAGTAGCCCTAGCTATAGCTTCCTGAGTGATAGCTCCTGTGTTAGCACCAACTGTAGATGTAAGTGTAGTTATGCTGGAAGCAAGTGCGGTATCTGCATCAGCCCTAGCTATAAGTTCAGCAGATATACTAGAAGTGTTAGCATCAACTGTAGCTGTAAGTGTAGTTATACTGGAAGCAAGTGCGGTATCTGCGTCAGCCCTAGCTATAAGTTCAGAAGATATACCAGCAGTGTTATCATCAACTTCAACATTTAGGTCAGTGATTAACTGGGAGAGTGCGGAATCTCCGTCCGTCACTACCGTAGCCAGTGCTGTGATAGATGCGGAGGCATCCCCTAAGTTCACATTAATGTCTACGATATCCTCTTGTATCTGGTAAACACCACCAGCTATGATGTTAACCTTATCCAGCTCCCTCTTAATCGCTTTTGGGTCATATTTTGTTGGAAACATTATCTAAATCCTCTTGTTCTCCCTTTAATCACGATATTAGAAATCTCCCAAGAGTCTGTAGGGTCGCTAGAGGATATCCTCAAGAAGAGGTATCTACCAGATGTCCGAACATTGTTCTCGCTGTAGTTTCCACTAGTGTAAAAGGAATCATTTTCGTTAAACGTAGGCTCATCATCAATCTTCTCTGCCCAACCTATTTGGACCTTAGGGTTACCTAGGCCGATCTTACCTACACGAACACTAGTTATTTCCTTAATCGAGTAAGGGTCCTCTAGGTCGTGGGCTTTAGTTGTTGCTACGGTTTCGTGAGCAGAGTTTCCTCCGTTCTCATAGAAGATATCACCGAACGAGTTTGTAGTTATAGCATGACGGAACACACCAGCTTCTAAAGACGCTGAGTTGTTTTGAGTTCTCTTGCTGAAAGTATTAGTTGAATAGTTGTAGGTTATCTCAACATTAGGCAGTGTTCCACCGAATGGAATAGACCATACAACTTCTGTGTTAGATTTATTGTGGTAAGCACTCACCTGAGCATACTCACCTTCAGCGATATTTTCAGATATATATTTATTAATACCCTCTTCATCGCCAATACGGTTAACCGAGTTACCATCTGTCATGAACAAACCTCTACGGGAAAGACCGTAGTTAAGTCTATCTACAGACACTACTGACTTGGCAGATACAGCTCCAACACCAGAGGTCATAGCTGTTTCGTATCCAAAGTAGTACGGTGCGCCTATGTAGTTGAGGATGAACATCTCACTCTCAGTGTACAAGGCTGTAGCTTCACCTAACGGTACGATACAACGTAGCTGAGTGGTTGCTTCACGCAACGTAAGGCTACCAGCTGAGTTAGTGGCAGAGGCTACCCAAGTATCAGGGTCATCTTCCGAGGCCCAAGCTACATCGTAAGGGCTACTAACGCCTGCCTTGTCGTAGTTGATTGCAAGTAGGTGTGGCCCAGACTTATGAACTGCAGATACTCTGGTAAATAGGCAATCTGGCATAGTAGCTGAGAGTGTTAACCCAGATCCTGTACCTGTTGTGGTATCTTGGGTCAGTTCAGTGCTAGCTGAGAATGAGTTACCGTAGTTTGTAATTTTAAACCTACTAACGATACCTCCAGTCTCTGCAGCAACAAGACCTGTGAACCCTGAGCCAGATCCTCCAGTGAAAGTCACTATGTCCCCGACTACGTGGCCTGTGCCACCGTCAGTTATCTCAGCACCAGAGATCTTACCTGTAATAAGCTCATTAAAAGTCTCATTACTCTTCTTGATCACTAGGGGTCCTATTGAGTTTGCACCCAGAACCCAAGTTCCAAAATTAGTGAAGGACCAAGAGCTTGCTTCTATAACGCTCTCGTCCCAAGTGGACAACCCACCATCCCAAGAGGATGAGCTGGAGTCCCAAAAGCTAGCTCCACCTTCAACTACAAGGTCAAAGCCTGCACCAACAGCTTCAGGGGCTGCATCAGGGGCACTCTGTAGCCACCGATAGATGTTAGACAGGGCTCCTGCGTACAGAACCTTAGTGTCAAACTCTTCAGTCGCTACCAGACCCCTGATAGGCTCTGATGTTGCGTTGGTTAATAGGGTCTTTCCAGGTTTTCTACGTATGGCTGTCTCTGTGAATTGGAGACCGTCAACTTCTGCCCAAAAAGGTATACTCTTATCAAATTTATTAGTTTGCCACCCCGAAACAAGCATTGGGGTTAGGTCTGCAGGGAAGAAACCCCTAGGGCTCCTTGGTGAAGTTGACATGTTTTTCTCCTATTATGCTGTACGCTTCCACATGTATACTACAATGTAAGGCTGTACGTTATTGTGAGCTGCACCACCCCCAGTAGAACTAGTTGCAACTGAAGAGAAGCTAGAGCTTCCGTCTGAAGACCCTGAGGATCCAGAACCAGATGCGTTTTCTATGCTCATGGTGTGTGTGTGTGCTGGCATTTCGCTTGTAGTCAATGTGTGAGTCTTAGATCCACCAGTTTCCTCAGCGGTATCGAAGTCTGCATCAGCAGCGTCAAGACCTACAAGAACCTTACCGGCCCCGAAGGCTACCCAAGTCCCACCAAAGTAGGCAGAAGGGTCTGTAGCTACAGCAGAAGTGTATATGGAGCCTATAGGGTATGCCTTTAGCAAGCCTTGCAGTTGTAAGTCAACGTCCATTGATACGTTTATAGAACCGTCAAATTGGACAGTACCTACAGCGTCCCCTTCAATTGCTATTGTTCGGGCATTTGAGAAGCTCTCTGCAGCTGGTAGCGGTAAAGGGTTCATCAAGATCCAAGATAGTGTTGAGCTGTTCCACATAAGATCCAAGTAATGCTGTGCTCCACCGATTTCATTCGCTACTAAAGCTGTGCCGTCTACCTTGACTACTGGGCTAACTCCTGAGCTGTCAACGTCTAGCGTCACTGCTGCTGTGTTAGCACCTACAGCTCTAATTACGATACGTTGCCCTTCGACCTTAGATACGTTGTTAGCGTAATCAGCAGTCAGTGCATCAACAGAGCCACCAGCAGTTGCTGCGTCTAAGTTAGATCTAAGTAGACTGTTGATTTCATTCTTTGCTGATGTAAAATTACTACGGACAGACTCAGTTGTTGGTGACCCTGCCACTGGTTTTGTACTATCAATTCCACTAGCCATTTAAATTCTCCTGTTTATTTGTTAAGGACTCTCTTTCTTTCCACACCTTTAGATTTCTCCCAAGACCTCATAGCTCCGAAGCCAAGCATTCCAGTGAGTAGGGGCATTAATTCACCCATCTCAACAGCTGGTAACTCTGGGGGTACATCCATAAAGATTACCGTGAAGAACTTAAGTATAGGGTATAGCACATAAGCATATGTTAGTGCAAAACCACAGACCCACATAATGTAGGGCCTAGCACCTGCAACAAACATGCTGCTGTGCTGAGCCTGAGCTTTGTTAACCTCTAGTTGACCCTTAGCAAGCTCTTGTGCATGTCTCTCTACCATCGTAGCTAGCTCAAATGCAATAGCATTCTTCTTATCTTTATCCGGTATGAACTTATCCAGTAGGCTTACCACTGGGCCAATTAGTTGTTCTAACATTTTTATATCTCCGTTTGTTACTTACCTTTAGTTTTATACCACTCGTATATCCTAATACTAGTCCATACTATAGTAAAGAATGCAGCTGCAGGTGGTAGCCAAGCTGACATTGTTAGTAAAGTGGTGGAAGCTGCTGCTGTGTCCACTAGCGTCTTCGTTCCTTCTTGCATATTGAATATCCTTATATTTGTAGGGGTGTGGGCACCTAAGCCCCACTACCCCTTTTCTGAGGGTTAATTGCCTACTTACTTGAAAGAGGCATAGTTGTTACAAATCGCAACACAACGACACAAGATGCAATTACACAACCTATGGCAGCCTGTCCTGCTGGTGACACTGGGATTAATCCTACGTAGCCTTGCAGAAGTGAGAGGACTGCAAGGGCTATGGAGAATTGTACCGTTTTACTTTTTAGTGCTTGTAGTATAGGCTTCATTACCAAGGAACTCCTGTAGATATTGCAGGAGCTTTAGACGCTTCGATCTGTGCGGCTATAGAGGCTTCAATAGCTTCTACAGCCTCTTCACCCATAGCGTACTGAACCCATCCAATAGCCTGCGCTTCTGTAATGTCTGCATAGGCTGTGAAGGCTTCAGCGTCAACCACTGGAGTAAAGCCGCAAGTGCCATAACTACTACCTGAGTGAGTTACATCACCGACTACTTCACTGTCTGATGCTCGCCAATGTGCGACAACCACACCATCATCGGATGCGTTTCGTTCTAGTGTTGCTATTGTCCAAATTACTGCCATGATTATTATCCTTCTAGTTGTGCAACTCGGTTGCGTAGTGATTGAACTTCTTTAATTAAGTTAGC